AGCACAGCCGTCAGGCTGGACACCCGGAAATTTTTGAGGTGAAAGCTTATGAAACTCAGACCATATCAGGACGAAGCAAGAAAAGCGGTCTGGTCAGAATGGGAATCGGGCAGGGATAAGACCCTGCTCGTTCTTCCTACAGGCTGCGGCAAGACCATTGTTTTCGCTTCGATAGCCGAAGATTCGGTCAGGAGGGGCGGCAGAGTTCTCATACTCGCACACAGAGGGGAACTGCTGGATCAGGCTGCTGACAAAATCATGAAAACAACAGGTCTCGGCTGTGCTGTCGAGAAAGCGGAGCAAAGCTGCCTCGGTGAATGGTTCAGGGTAACAGTCGGCAGTGTTCAGACCCTGATGCGTACAAAGCGCCTTGAACGATTCAGAAAAGACTTTTTCGATACTATCATCATCGATGAGGCACATCATGCAATATCAGACAGCTATCAGGTGATCCTGAGATATTTTGACAAAGCAAAGGTTCTTGGAGTTACAGCCACTCCCGACAGAGGAGACCAGAAGAATCTCGGCAAGGTATTTGACAGCCTTGCATATGAATATACACTTCCACAGGCGATAAAAGAAAGCTACCTCGTGCCTATAAGAGCACTTACCATACCGATAAAAATTGATTTTACCAATGTAGGAACATCAGCAGGCGATTACAAGCCGAATGATATAGCGACAGCGCTCGACCCGTATCTGGAACAGATAGCCGCAGAAATGGCAAAACATTGTGCCGAAAGAAAAACAGTTGTATTTCTTCCGCTTGTGAAAACATCACAGAAATTCATGAATATGCTCAACAAGCACGGATTCAGAGCGGCGGAAGTAAACGGCGAAAGTCCTGACCGAGCAGAGATACTCGAAGATTTTGACCAAGGGAAATACAATGTCTTATGCAACTCGATGCTTCTGACAGAGGGCTGGGACTGCCCCGAGGTAGATTGTGTTGTTGTTCTCCGTTCAACAAAAGTAAGAGCGTTGTACTGCCAAATGGTCGGCAGGGGAACGCGGCTTGCAGAGGGCAAAGATCATCTCCTACTGCTTGATTTTCTTTGGCACACCGAAAAACATGAACTTTGCCGCCCTGCGTGTCTGATTGCGGAAACGCAGGAAGTTGCCGAAAAAATGACTGAAAAAATAGCCGAAGCAGGCTGCCCTGTTGATATAGAAGAAGTTGAGAGAACCGCTTCCGAGGAAGTTGTAAATGAGCGTGAATCTGCTCTTGCAGAAAAGCTTGAAACCCTGAAAAAACGACGTTCAAGGCTTGTTGACCCGATGCAGTATGCGATGAGCATACAGGACAACGGGCTAAGCGATTATGTTCCCTCTTTCGGCTGGGAAAACAATCCTGTTTCGGAATCGCAGAAAAAAGCACTTGAAAGAAAAGGTATCAATCCCGAAGCTGTTGACACGGCAGGACGTGCGGAAAAAATACTCAAAGCGTGCGCTCAGAGGCAGCTTGAAGGGCTTGCAACTCCTAAACAGATACGGCGGCTTGAACAGTACGGCTTTCAGCACGTTGGCGGCTGGAGCTTTCAGGCAGCCTCAAACATGATACAGCGTATAGCCTGCTTAGGCTGGAAAACCGTCCCTAAAGACATTGACCCTAAAACTTATGTTCCCGAATGAGGTGACAGACCTTGAACTATAAAAACAACTATAAAAACGACAATCTTGAAGAACTTCTCGACTACATAGACCCGACAGAACTGAACTATCAGGAATGGTGCAGCATAGGAATGGCACTGAAAGATTCAGGGTATGATGTGTCTGTCTGGGAGGCGTGGTCGATGAGAGATGCCGCGCGCTATCATCAGGGAGAATGTGAGAAAAAGTGGCGTAGTTTCAACGGTTCCGATTCGCCTGTGACGGCAGGAACGATAGTGAAAATGGCGCTTGACGGCGGATATGTTCCGAAGAAGTCTAAAGCACCTGATAAACCGCTCGGCTGGGACGATGAGATAGGCGGAGACTATACAGTCACATCACAGGAAGAAACTCAAGAATTGCCTATAGAAGAACCGAAAATATGGAACCCTGCAAACGAGATACGCCGCTATATTGAAGCACTTTTCGATATGAACGACTATGTGGGATATGTTACCGACGTATGGCAGGACGAGAACGACGGCGGCAAGTTCAAGCCTAACAAGGGCTGTTACGACCGAACGGCAGGGCAGCTTCTGCAAGAGTTGTCGCGATATGGTGATGATATTGAATCCGTGTTCGGAACAGTCAACGAAAAATGCGGTGCGTGGATAAGGTTTAATCCGCTTAACGGAAACGGTGTAAAAAATGATGATGTAGCTGATTTCAGGTATGCACTTGTAGAATCCGACAGCATTCCCGTAGCACAGCAGAACGGCATTATGCATGATCTGAAACTGCCGATAGCCGCACTTGTATTCACAGGCGGAAAGTCCATTCATGCTATCGTCAAAGTTGAAGCGGGCAGTCTCAAAGAATACCGCGAGCGCGTTGATTTTCTTTACAAGATATGCGATAAAAACGGACTGCACGTTGATAAAAACTGCCGAAATCCCTCGCGGCTTTCACGCCTTCCGGGCGTAATGCGAAACGGCAGAAAACAGTTTCTCATCGAGACCAACACCGGCTTTGATTCATGGGGAGCATGGAAAGAGTGGATAGAATCCGTAAATGACGACCTGCCCGAATTTGAAAACATGGCAGATGCATGGGAGAATATGCCGGAACTCGCACAGCCGCTTATTGAAAATGTATTGCGGCAGGGACATAAGATGCTCCTCGCCGGACCCTCGAAAGCAGGCAAAAGCTTTGCACTTATCGAGCTTGCGATAGCGATAGCCGAGGGTAGGAAGTGGCTCGGCTGGCAATGCGCCAAAGGCAAGGTTCTGTATGTGAATCTTGAGCTTGACCGCGCATCATGTCTGCACCGAGTAAAGGATGTTTATGAAAGTCTCGGCATTCCTCAGACCAATCTTGAAAATCTTATAATCTGGAACCTCAGAGGTCAGACCAAACCTATGGACAAGCTTGCACCGTCACTTATATGGCGCGCAAAACGAGAGAATCTGCTTGCTGTCATTATTGACCCTATCTACAAGGTCATCACCGGAGATGAAAATTCAGCTGACCAAATGGCACACTTCTGCAACCAGTTCGACAAGGTGTGTAATTCCCTTGAATGTGCGGTCATTTACTGCCACCATCACTCCAAAGGTGCTCAGGGCGGCAAGAAGAGTATGGATAGAGCATCAGGCTCGGGAGTATTTGCGAGAGACCCTGACGCACTTATAGACATGGTTCAGCTGACGCTCAGTGACGACATCATGAAACAATTGAAAAATAACGATGCCTGTACCAAGTGTGCGGAGTATATGAGCAGATATGCTCCGCACGTTTTGAGAGACGCTTCTCCTGACGATCTGCTGAGCCGCAGCATGTCGATGAAGATGTGCTGCGACAACCTGCCGCATGACGCTTACGAGCGGCTTAAAATTGATTTGCAGCGCTCTGACGAATGTGTTGAACAAACATCGGCGTGGCGAATGGAAGGTACTCTCCGAGAGTTCCCAACATTTGCTCCGAAGAATCTCTACTTCCGATATCCCGTTCATGTTGAGGATAATGTTGGAGTTCTGAAAGACCTGCAAACCGATTCGGAGCTAACATCGTGGCAGCGCGGAGCAAAACGCGGTCATGAAACGCAATCCAGAAATGCCAAGGCGAAAGCCGCAGACAAAAACGCAGAACTGCTCAACACTTTTGACGCTGTTAATGTAAATGGTGAAGTTACAGTTCAGGATATGGCTGAGTACATAGGCTGTGATCCTCGGACAGTACGCAACAGGCTGAAAAGCTCAAAGGATTTGTGCGTGAGAGATTCAAAAGTATATAGGAAAGAAGTAGAAAGCAATTCAGCGCTTTAGTTGGAAAAAGTCAAGGAAAGGTGGCTATATAATATATATATTTTCCTTTCCCTGAAAACAATGTCAATGAAGTATACATGTAAAAGGGCTTAATAGCCAGCCCTTTTACATTAGTACTTATCATTGACAGGCGCGGAATCAGAAAGGAGGTGTAGAGTGCTTTTGTTGTAACCATATATCAAACCGTCAGGGACAAAATTAGGGACAACTGGCTTAAATATGTCCCTGAAAAATGACAAGTGAATAGAGCTATAACAAATGGCTTAAATAGCCAGCCATTTGTCATATGCTCTCCTATTCACTAAGGCGAAAGGAAAGAATGTAGAATGTTGGAATTTTTTATGGATATGATACCGCCTACTTCCACTCATCAGCAGAGAGGATGTGCATTCAGAAACGGAAAGAGAATTTACTACGACAGAGAGAATGGTGCTGCCGAGGAAAAGCTTAGAGCATACCTTGCTCAGCATATCCCGAAAGAGCCGTTTCAGTTCGCAGTAAGACTTGAGGTGAAGTGGTGTTTCCCGATAAAGGATTTTCAGGTTGACGGTGAGCCTTACACAAAGAAGCCTGATGCAGACAACCTCTGCAAGGCACTTCTTGATATCATGACCAAGCTCAGGTTCTGGAATGACGATAAGCAGATATATGAACTTCATTTCGGCAAGTACTACTCGGAACGCCCGGGGATCTATATCAAAATCAACTGAAAGGAAAGTAATTCAATGATAAAGTGCTATAAATGCATACATAAAAGCGTATGTATTGACGATGCAAATTATAAATATGCTGAAAACTGTAACCGTTATGTTGGAGGAAACGATGAAATGAGAAATTATCAAAGAACAAAAAACAATCCTTACAAGCTGCCGCAGACTTTGTACAGGCGCATGATAGACTTGGTTCGGGATTATGAACGTATAAAACAGCAGTGTGATGACATAATCAACGGCACTCCCAAACATGACGAGGTCACTTCAAGCTCTCACGGAAACCCGACAGAAAGCAAAGCAATAAGGCTTGCAAATCTCAGGCATGAGTGCGAAGCGGTCGAAAAAGCACTTTCAAAAATACCAAAGGAATATCACCAAGGTATCATGAACAACATAATTTATTATGCCAGATATCCTTATACCGCAGGTGAAAGAACATATGGCTATCAGAAATCAAGATTTATATATTTTATTGCTGAAAATCTTAACCTTATTTAATGTTTGCAGTTCTGGGAAAAAATCAAGTGCTATAATAATATCGTAGAAAGCTGCGGAGGAGAAGAAAAGCTTTCCTGCACAGGAATTATCCTGTACGGTTTTGACCTCCGCAAAACAAACTTCTTTCATATTTTTTCTCCTTTCATGCAGAGCCGTCATTAAGTTGACGGCTTTGTTATATTCTGAATAATTGAGGTGGTGACCTTGAATGAAAAAAACCTGATACCTGCCGCACATAAATTTACTGTCGAAGAGCGGTCGAGAGCAGGCAGAAAGTCGGGCGAGGCAAGAAGAAAAAAACGTGACATGAAAGCAAAAATGAAACTGCTGCTTGAACTCCCCTGTCAGAACTGTTCAGACTTCAACAATGCATCAGAGCTTGGCATTGACATTGAAGAAATCGACAACGAAATGGTACTGCTTGTCGGACTTTTCAACAGGGCGAAAACCGGAGATGTTCAGGCAATAAGAGAGATACGCAATATTGCAGGCATTGACATTCCTTCCGCAGAGCTTGAAATCAGGAAAAAGGAACTCAAGCTTAAAGAGGAGTCTATGCAGAAAAATGAGCCGACTCATGCAGAGGAAGAACCTTTGCTTTACAAGGCGTTAGGAGCTGACGAGGAATGACATTTTCAAAGCTCTCAAAAAAGCAGAAGGAAGTATTCCGCTGGTGCTACAAGGGTGGCTATAAGGCGATTATTTGTGACGGTGCGGTACGTTCGGGCAAGACCATATGCATGGTAACCTCCTACGTCCTGTGGGCTATGAAGAGGTTTAGCAACGCTTCATTCGGGATATGCGGAAAGACTGTTGCGTCTGCCGAACGCAATATTATCATGCCGCTGCGGAGCATTGCGGATATTACGCATTTCTTCAAGCTCAGCTATTCAACGTCCAAGCACCTGCTTACTGTTGAAAGCCCGCATGGGAAAAATTATTTTTACGTTTTTGGCGGCAAGGATGAAAGCTCCTACGAGCTTTTGCAGGGCATAACACTTTCAGGCGTCTTTCTTGATGAAGTCGCTCTGATGCCGCAAAGCTTTGTCAATCAGGCAATCGCCCGTTGCCTTTCGGTCAGTCAATCGCTTTACTGGTTCAACTGCAATCCTGAAAGCCCTGCACATTGGTTTTACACCGAATGGATTTGCAATGCGGAAAAGCGGAAGGCTCTGCACCTGCATTTCCTGATGTCTGACAACCCCATTCTCACGCAGGAACAGCTTGACGAGGCGGAACGTCAGTTTACAGGAGTATTCCATGACAGATATATCAAAGGCTTATGGGTAGTTGCAGAGGGACTTATTTATGCATTTGCGGCACAAGGAAACGCAACCTGCCCGACTGCTGAAAGAAAATACACACGCTATCATATCAGCATTGACTACGGTACGCTTAATCCTACATCTATGGGACTTTGGGGACTTTGTGACGGGGTATGGTATCGTATTTCAGAGTATTACTACAGCGGACGCAAAGAGGGCTACAGCAAGACGGACGAGGAATATTATACAGAGCTTGAAAAGCTCGCCGCAGACCGTCCGATAAAGTCAATAATAATTGACCCCTCCGCCGCAAGCTTTATTGAATGTATCAGACGTCACGGACGGTTTTTTGTGACAAAGGCAAATAATGACGTTCTGGAGGGTATACGCAACACTGCAACGGCATTGCAGACAGGCAAAATAAAAATCTGTGACTGCTGTGCAAGCAGTCTGGCGGAATTTTCGGCTTACCGCTGGAATGAGAAGTTAGGCAATGACACTCCGATAAAGGAAAACGACCACGCCATGGACGACATACGCTATTTTGTAAACACCGTTCTTTACAACAAGGGCGGATTTTTTGTTGATGTGAGGTGAAAAGATGCTTACCGACCTTGATTTTCTCGAAAGCGGCTCGGCATTTCCTCCGATTTCGGAGAGAAAAAGACTTGAAGAATACCGCAGGAATGAAATTTTGTTCAATTCGGGAATTCCAAATGAATGGCAGTCCGATTTTTCGGCAACTGCCCGAAGATTAGGGAAAAAGCAGTCCGAGATTGATACAGTTTTCAACTATCAGCAGTTAATAAGTAAAAAGACGGCTGACTTTGTGTGCGGTGAGCC